TTAGTCGGACTAACGCTTAAAAAAGTGAGACATAATGTCATCAGCAATCTTATTTGACTCTTCAATGGTCAGCTTCCCATTCGCTCCATCAAAGATCGGCATCGCAATATTGCACTGCCATCCTCTGTGGTAATCAGCATCCTTATTGATCGCCTTGGTTAAATCAGTGAAGGCTCGTTTCGTCTTCCAACTAGGAAGATTTTTGAACCAAACCTTAATACCCTCCAACTTCTTCTGCCAGAAAGACTCCTGAGGTGTCCTTACTACTTCTTCAATTGTTGTTGTGCTCATATATGTGTGTGTTTGGCGGACTAGATGTTCTGCGCTCTCATGCGCTCAAGGCGTAGCTGGTTAGCTGCATCCTTCTCTACAATGTTACTCATTGCGTCCTGTGATTGCATTACCTGCTTCTGCTCACCTGATTCCTTGATCATACGAAGCTTGAGTAGGTGACCTTGGAAGTCTTGCTGCATCTTCTGCTGATGCCTTGCTTGATCCTCTTTCATGTCCATCTGAACCTTGGATTGACGAGCATCCTCTTCAGTGAGTTCTTGCTCTTCACCTTCAGCGGCCATATCGCCATCACGTTTGGCCTTATTGATCATCTTCAGACCATTAACTACAATCTCACCGATTTGTTGCACTCGCTGATTGAAAGTGTTGAGTTCTGGCTGAACCGTTTCATGCACCGTAGTAATCTCAAGGGTGGCAACGCAATGACGGTAAAGCATTTGATGCTCCTTCGTCCATTCCATCAGGTCAACTTGACCTTCATCCACGCCTTGCAACCCTACCTCAAGCTCATCAATGTGAACTGCAAGGTGAACCATGTTGTTCTCCCCATCGGTTGGGTCCATGTAATCGCCCTCTAGGAGCTGGAAGTTCTCCAGTGTGGCAATCTTGAAGTCGTAAGGCATTCTCTTCTCAGTGGCCTTACCTGCATAACGCTCTGCTTTCTCAGCACCTACAAGCTCTACAAGGTAATCATACTCAAAATTGGCTCTGCCTACAGCATCCCATGTGGAATACATCTCCTTCATTTGATCCATTAGGAGGATACGAGAAGCGCGGGAGCCTGTTCCAATGATACGGGAGGCTTTAACCTGCTTAAAATCAATGAGCTTGAATATATTCTCAGGGACGCCGCGATCCATACATCTCTGCTTCATCTCCTTAACTCGCTTGGCAATCACTCCATCAGGCTGTCTTACAGTGAATGCCCTACGCACCTTTTCACGCATAATCTTGTCGTAAGGGCCGTAGAAGAGGTTGATAGCGAAGCTGTTCAGCTTATTGATGAAGTCGAGCTTAGAGCTAACCTCTAGCTTGGTCTGCCTGTCCGAGCTGTCATTGAGCATCTGATTGGACGAAGCAAGCCCTCCTGTCGCTCTATTAAGGATGTCCCTACTGGCATTGATCGCTGGAACCAGTGAGTTGTTAAGGTTTTGACTCAACTGACGCTCAGGCAGCTTCATGTTGGGCGGAATGGCAACACCACCACCGAAGTCAACAAGCTGCATATCCTGCAAGTCCTCTGTGCTGGCTGGCTGGACAATGAGAGATGAACCGATACGAGCGTTATCAAGCAGCTTACAGTGCATGATGTCCATTGCGTTACATAGCTGGTAGATGAGGTAGCCCAACCCACGAACTGTATAGAGCCTTCCTCCATTGCCTACAGAGAAGGCGAAAATTTGTAGCCAGTGATCAATTGATTTGAACTCACCTAGCGATTTGAAGAGGAAGTTTTCCTTGTAACCATTATCACCAGAAAGACCAACCTTGGCTGAGATGTAGTAGCTGATGGATTGATCAAACTCCTTCACCCATGTATGCACAACTTCAATTGGGTCGCATATGGAATCGACATAAATCTCATTCGCCTTAATCTCCCGCTGGATCTCTTCCCAGTTGTCCCAGTCATCAGAGGCCTTAGTGGTGCAGGCGATGATAGCCTTCCTGATAGCTTCCTCATCCCAGCCTTTACCACCAATCTTATCGAAGAGTTGTGTGACACCATACTCACCAAGGGATGTGCAAAGCTCAACCTTACTAGTGACGATGCCTGTCTTACGAGGAAACTTAAAGTGGTCAAGCCCTCCAACTGAATAGGCCATTGTCCTTGAGTCGTCAAAGTAGGCAACTGCAACCCCGTGAGTGACGTAGGTATCAGCTAGCTGTAGGTGGAGAGGTAGCGATGAATCATCACTTCTATCCATTACGGTAAACTCCTCAGCCATCACCAAGCTCCATGTCTCGGCATTATCATCATCAACCTCCGCCTTGATCGGTATCGAAGCAAGCAGCTTAGGGCTTGTGTAAATCTCCATGTAGGCAGCTACGGCCTCATTCTTGATCGCTGGGCCTTCCCCTGTAGTGATATTGAACCTGTCACTTTGTCCCTTGTCCTCCAGCTCCCTCTCATCGTGGGGAGGAACGAAGTCCATCTGCCCCTGAACCATTGCCCTGTTGTAAGAGCCATCTGCATCATCATCCTCCAGCTTATCGTAAATACCCCGTGCAGCAGCAGGGCTTCCTAACCTCTCCCTTGGTGCCTCTTTCTCTCCTTCTACGAGAGTCTTGAGGTCATCGAGCTTTTCTTCGCTTTCTTGAAAGAGAGACATGTTAGTTGGGCTAAGTTATGACAATGCAACGATGCTGGTAGCAGTGGTGCCTGTCTCTGTAATCTTGATACCACCGAAGGGAAACACTCCCGTATCCAGTGATAGCGTTACAGCAACACCATCTGCTCCTGTTAAAACCACATCTCCAGCAACTCCAATAAATAGGCCTTTAAAGGCAACTGTTGGGGCATAAAAGCCTCCAGTGAAGGTTACATCGACGTAATTTATAGCGGATTGCCCTGTCTCCTTGTAGCTGTTGTTCGTTAGTTCGGTTGGATTCATGATTAATGAGGTTGAAAGTGTTTTCCTTCAATAAATGCGAAGTGTCAAGTTTATCTGCGGAACTTTCGGCCACAAGTGGTTGCTAGAGATCGCTTTTTATGCGCTTTTACCCATCCCTTATCAATCATCCGACTCACCTTCTTGGTTTCCTCACTTCTGAAATAACCCATAGTTACAGCCTTCTCAACAAGCAGCAAAAACGCATCAGCTCTGTCTGGGGAGCATTTAAGGCGCTTCTTTGCCTCCTCCTTACTCTCTACCCGCACAGTTCGGCTTTCCTTGCCGTGATACTCCCTATCAACCAGCTCTGCCATCAATTCATTGGAAATACCACTAATCTGATTCGCTCGGAAGAACTCCTTGGGCTGAATCCACAACTCACTGTTCTTATTGTAAAACTCACAGTCTTCATTCCTGAATACAATAGTCCGATCTGATGATTTACCCTGAAAGTTCACCTTCTGCACTGCTGGACTCCACTCAAGGTCAACAACATGTCCAAATGGCGTTCCCGCCCCGGTATTATCCATAATCGCATGGATTGGCCTCACAGCCCACTCCTCGCACCTCTTTTTCCACCCCCTCACTGTTTGGTGAGTTAGTGGAACGCTCTTGTTCCTCACATCCTCCTCAATGCTCTGCTCGTGGCATACATGGAGATGAGATCGCCCTTCAACTGTTCCCAGCTTCGCATAAGCACTTTGGCTCCTGTCTCCTCCACGGCTGAAGGCTGGGTCAATACTACTCAGTGTGAATGGGTTCTGATCCCAGTTAGGCTCCCTCTCATCCAAGGCGCACCCAGTCATAAACTCCACTTCCGAGTAAATCGAATTGGCCGCTCCATCAGGACACCAGAAGGCTTTAACGAACCGAAAGTAACCACGACTCTTCTTACCACCCCTGTTATCAGCAATCCGATCACAGTAGGCCTGATCCGGTTGCCAAAAGAACTTACTAGTCTTTCCTGCCGCCCTCTCCTCATCCGTAAAGGCCTTCTCCTCCAAAATCCGTGGACTCTGCTCCGCATCAAAACGAATACACTTCCCATACTTCGTAATCCACTCCTCATCAGCCTCACTCACCGTCTTCCAACCATCCTTAGGCTCACAGAGGTCAGCAAATGTATCCGTGAGCTTATCTGGGTTAGCCATACCTGAGAAATTAAGACGATCATTGGATGTCATGTTCTCATACACGGTCTTCAAAATACCATCACCAAGCTCGTTATCTTCGTCTGCTCCAATGACAACATTCGGGTTCTTGATCCCCAACAACTCCTTGGAAGCATCATCTGCATCTGCCTTACCTGCCGCCATCAGAATGATACCGCTGTTCCTCCACAAGTTGCCCAGCGAGTTCACCCCTTTGATGTAACCATCTGAATCAATCAACTTACCCGGACATCCCTCCCTCGTGGCCTGACCCCAAAACTGCGTAATCGACTTCCAAATCCGCATCCGTGCCGAAAGCTTGGTGGTGGACATCACAATAAAGAACGTCTCCGCAGGCCTAGCCCAATACTCCATAAGCCCGTAAAGAGCCACCGCATCACTCTTACCCGAACTAGAACACCCCGCTATCCCCAACAACCTCTTCTTCTTCCAGTCCCCTATCATCTCCCGCAAAATCTTCTCTGTCCACCCGTTCCATATCACCTCACGAATCGAACCCTCACAGTTAAACGCCAAATCAATCGCCTTCTTTAAATAGATGAACCGATCATCCGGCGTAATATCACCCCTCCCGTTCTTCGTCCCTCGACTGAACATGAACAAATTCGCCGTCAACTCACTAGTCCCCTCTGGGAATGTGGCTCCATCTACTACAACACCTTTAGCCATAATCTTTAGTCGGACTAATCCTCTACATCTGGATCAACAATTGCTGAAGCAGTAAGCTCAACCCGTGCGTCCAATCCTCCTAGGAGGGCGAGAAGCTGTTGAGTTTCTGGAAAGTCCATAGGAGTTGCCTCCTCCCTCAATACGGTAGCCATCATCTGCTCATCGAACGGCAGAAATCTCTTCCCTGTATGAGTGCCTGTAAATATTTCATAGCTCCCGCAAGTCCAATAGGGATAGAGTCCCCTTGATGTCTGTGCGGTAGCGATACCGTCTAGGACGGCTGTGGCGATGGCCGATGTTACGATGAATCCAGTCATAATTTAAGGAAGTGAAAGTCCTGTGCAGGCTTCAAAAAGGGTCTCTAAGTCAGCAGAGAAAGCTGAAGCTTCAGATACTGACATACCCAGCCCATACGCAGCCGCACTAAACTTAGAGTCAGTAAAGCTTACGGCAGTCCCTCCAGAATTTAGACCTCCATAAATCAAGTTGGAAGTAGGTAGGTTTCCCGACGCTGCGACTGTGTAGGTGAACACGGTTGCAAACCCGCTATTGCTACGTCTTAGAATTAAATCGTCACCGCCAGCACGGGTGGATATTAAAATCCCATTGTGGGAAGTTCTGGCGAATGTATCCGTATTGTCACGCGCCGGAGAAGCAAATCGAACATTTCTCATGTCCGTAGCGTATTGGCTCGTCATCGCAAAATAATCCGGCGAATCATAGATTCCCGATATAACTTTACCGTTCCCTGCTCCTGCATGTGCGGCATATACGAGATGCGTCATATTGAAATCTGCGTTAGTCATTCCTAACGCTCCCATTGCTACCCCTGCATCAAAGTATTCGCTGGTGCCGTTACCCTGAACGTATCCTGCTGCATGGGTCATACCTGTAAATGTCCCGCTTGCCGCGCTAATCATGCACCTCGCATTAGCTGCCACCACTCCCCAGATCGGTAAGAACAACCTCTTCTGATTAGCCCACGCACCACTAGCCTTCTGTGCCACCACAAAGTCAGATAATGCCACCTTCTGCGCTCCTGTAACCGTAACACCATCCCCCTCAATCGCCGCGATGTAAACCTGCGCATCTACATCCAATCGACTCCCTCCCCCTATTCCAATCCCTACCCCCAATCCTAATACTAACGGCTGCATCAACCCACCTTCCACATTTTTTCTGCAACCTCAAGCCTTTTCTACCTCCCCTCCCGAAGGGAAGCTTTTATTTTCCCCTTTTTTTTCTTTTTTTGGGAAATTTTCATTTCTGTCACATGCAATCCTTCCAGTCTTGGGGAGTGGGTGTGTGTATATAGGGACTGAGTGACCACCCGTCGCCCCTAGATGACACTACGTAGCAACTGCATCACGTTGATGTAGCCTACACACTGAGCCTGATACAGCAGCGTAGCTCACTGCACTACAACAAGAACAATGAAAAGAAAAGACTACCGCTATACACTAGTGACTAAGCGGGTCACACCACCAAGAAAGGTAATGTCTGCTGAACATCGGCAGATGATCTGGGACACAATCGCGCTGTTGATACTGACAGCGATAGCAATCATCGCCTTCATACTGGTATGA